TTTCTTTGCCATGCTGGACTTTTTGCCATTGTCTTTAGGATAAGGGTTTTCTTTATGCCATTTTTTTGTAGCAGCTACACCTTGTTGTACGGTCTTAGCTCCTGCTTTTTTAGTAAGATCTATAGTATCCCATTCGCCTTTGTCTTTAGTAGGGTGATTAACCATTATGTTACCAACCTTACCTTCACCTCTCTTAGTAGTCTTCTTATAGACCACGTGTTTCTCGCCCCCTGCAGATACCTTAACCTTCTTAGTCATACTATTTCTTTTTAGCAGTCTTAGCAGACTGGGTAAAATCTTTTTTAGTTGGAGCACCTTTTGCTCCTACCTTACGATTTTTCTCACAAGAGCCTGCAGCTATGCGAGCTCTCTTAGCGTGAATGTTAGCATATAATCCTTGCTTTGCCATATTATTTCTTTTTAGCCATAGCCTTAAACGTTCTAGCTAATGCTTTACGTTTAGGGGTACAGGTAGGTTTAGACATTGGAGTACAATAACCTTTATGCTTAGGATTAACTGCACCTTGAATCCAGTTTTTCTTTTTTTCAGCCATAGTAATTATTTTTTACAGCCACAACCAGACTTCTTGGAAGCCGTAGTACCACCCGTTTTATAGGTGGTACCATTAGGCTTTCCATATGAAATCATTTTCTTTTGTTCTTTAGGTGTAAGTAAAGAATTCATTACTTACGCTTTGGACTTACTTCAGCAGATTTATTTCCACCACCGCTACGACCATTTGCTTTCTTTTGTACAGTTGCAGATGCGTTACCACCTCCAGTGCGACCCTTAGCAACTTTTTGTACTGCAACTGCAGCATTAGGATTCTTAACACCGCCGGTCATCATTTTCATACCGCCATAATTCATCTTTTTCATAATAGTATTTATTTATATATAAGATAGTTATTGATTCCAATACTTTTCTACTTTTTTAGATAATTGTACTAAAATTTCCTCGTTTAAAGGATTTTTCAAGTATTCAAGTATCTCTGCTTGGTTTCTTCCTAACATGACACCGCTATCTTTAACATAGATAACACCATCAGCTTTAGCAACAATAAACTTATAATAAGTAGCATCTTTAATCATCGCCTTGATCTTCAACGTTTCCATATCAGCATTTGCAGCTTCAAGGAATGTTTGTGCAGCGCGCGTAGGATTTCTTTCCGTACTCTCTCCATTAATGTAGTTATCCATGATGTCGTAAACAACATCGTTAGGAGTAGACTTTTTATACTGGGCACTCGCAATATCCACAACTTTAGCAACGTAGAATAACTTATTAGTATTCTTGTCAAATAACTTTTGCAATTCAGCAAGAGCTTTATTACGAATTTTCTTAAGCTCAGTTTTAGTAGATGCAGTATCTTCATACTTATCTAAATAAAAACGAGCATGTCTATTGCTCTTTGTTTTAGCATCTTCATAACTCTTAGCTACAATACTAAATCCTCCTGCATTAATTGCATAGAACTTAATAAGATCATAAGCATCTTTCTCAGGTTCTAAAAACACTGGGTCGTTACCACAGCGTAATGAAATCTTATTCCAAAATTCATCATTATCAGGACGTAGTAATTTTACTTTTGTCCAAAAATCTTTATCTTCAATATCAAGAACATTTGCTGCTAATTCTTTTTCAAGTTCTGCAACTACTGTTCTAATTTCTTTAATTCTAGCTTCGCGTTCATCAGGGTCAACAATTTTCTTAACCTCTGGTGCAAACTCATTAAGTCCTGTAAGATAACGTTTTACACCGTTATTCTCAAGACATGCTAACTGCTCTTCATGAGATACTCCTTCAAACAAGGTTAGACCATATTTTTCAAGTCCCATGTTACTTGAGCGATTATCAAAGAAAGGTCTAATAGCAATAGGTCCTTTTTTGTAATGCGCTACTTTTTCTACTAATGTAAAGCTCATAATCTGTTGGTTTTATTTTATTGGTTTTTGTAAAGGTAGTAAAAAGGGGGAGGCTTTCAACTCTCCCCCAGTTTACATAAAGTTTAAAATTAGAATGATCCGCCAGTGATAGGATTGCGCATAACAATCTTCAACACTTTGGTTGGGTCTTTAACCCAGATAGCAGGCATTGTTTGTGTCATGAATACGCGGTATCCGTTAAATTGTCCAGAGCTTTGGAAACCTTGTGTACGTCCCATGTAATCCATAGTTCCGTTTTGGTACCACCATTTCAATTGATTATCCCAAGATAACTTCAACAAGAAGATGTTGTCATTAGTGTTATCAGTGATATCAAAGATAATGAATGAGTAAGAAGACAATGGGAAACCATCAATGATTGGGTTTTCAATGTCGTTAGTATGCAAGTTATCAAACGCTGGGTTCAACACAAACTTCACGTTAGCCAAGAATGGAATAACATAAGAAGTGAATGCAAATCCGTAGTTCAAGTCCATGCCTTTACCAGTAATTGCGCCAATACCGTTGTTTTCAGCAGCTTGGATCAACAACCCTGAAGCCATAGCCTCACGCTTGATTGCCTCGTTAACCATACGCATACCACCCATACCAGTTTGTACAATCAACTGACGCTTAGGATCTGGACCTTGGAATTCAACTTTACCTGCGTAGAAGTTGTAAAGCTCAGAACGGAATAAGTCAAGGTTGAAGTTAGACTTGTTGTAGATGCGCTTGAATGAGTTATCCAATTGCTTCCAAAGACCCACAGATAAACGCAAGTCATCTGGACCGTCTTGACGTACACGTCCACCTTGTCCCCACATCAAGTAAGTCTCCATGTCATTAGCTACTTTAGTCAAGTGAGCTGCTTCCATAGTAGTCAAGAATGTACGAGATAATGAACCATTACCCATTGCACGCTTAACATAATCCTTACCCATGCGAGAAACCATAGAATCTAGGTTAGCAATAGCTGGATCAATGTTCTTGTCAAAGTTACGCCAGATTTCTACTACTGGTACAGTACCATCTGCATTCATACCACCCTTGATCATAAGATCCGCGCGAGATGAAATAGAATAGTGTACGTGTGCTTCTGCTCCTCCTACGAAGTTGTAGAACTCGCGGAATCCTGTAGCTGTGATGATGTCAGAGAAACGCTCTCCGTACTCACCACGTGCAGAACCTTTACGGAATAATTTAGTACCTGGTGCAACGTAGTCAGCAGTAAGACCATAAGATGAGTCATTGTTAACTAATTGTACAGTGTACAAGAAACCATCACCTAGAGGAACAATGTCATCTGCAGTGATGTACAATTCCGCACCGTTGTACTTGTCATAAGTGATGATATCACCATGACCAAATTCACGACGTGAAATTTTGATTTGGAAAGTAGTACCGTCTACACCAAGGTTATTAACCTCACCATCTCCAGTTTCTACTAAGTCAACGATGTAAGGAAGATCCATTACAATTGGCGTTTGCCATTTGTACTCTCCGCGAGCATTGTCAACATTGATTACATTTTTTCCACCAAAGCTAGACATTTGGTAGAGTGGCATTTCGACCTTTTGTGCCATTGCCCAAAGATCAACAGGTCCTAAATCCATAGGTTCTGCGTTCTTAAGCATGTTCACTAAGTGGTACGAATCCACGTGTGAGCTCGCAGAATACTGCGTGTCACGGAGGAATATCCCGTTATTTAAAACGGGAGTCGTGTTGTTTAGAGACATTTTATTTATTTATTAAGGGTTATTTATCGTTTAAAAAAGCTATCATTTCTAGGAATACGGCGTTGCATTTTCTCCTCACTTTCAACTACTGGAGAACTTACAGTGCGTCGTGCTTCCTCTGTTTTCAATTGGCGCACAGTTTTTTCAACTTGTGCTTGTTTACCTTGCTCTCTAATTCTTGCTTTGTACCCATCGGCATCTGAAAGCAACCATAAAGCTTCAGCAATTAAATCGTGTCTTGGTTCTACATATTGGTATTTTTCCAATAAGTGACCAAGCATGTTTGTTGGTTTACCTGAAATAGATGGGTAGTTAGGTTGTACAAGACCAGCGTATAACATACCTTGTGTCTTCTTATCTAATTTAACTCCACCTAAATCACCGTTCTTTAATGTATCATATACATTTTGCATGTAGACATTAGCAGCAGTTTGTTGTTGTTTGCGCATATGTTCTTGCTGTGCAAGTTTTTGTGCTACTACAGATTCCTGCATCTTGTCCAACTTTGGTTTAAACTTAAGAGCTTTAGCTTCTAAGTCTCCGCGGTCACGCCATTCTTCAATTTCTTCTTCAATCTCTGAATCATTACCAAAGTTTGTAGCTCGAAGATATTCGCGTACAATATATTCTTGATCTCCTTTATCTTTAGGATTCAATTGACGGTGTTCTTCAACCTCGGCAAGAATTCTAAATAGACCTCTTAAATCTTCTCCACCATCTGCTACATATTTAGCAGCTGCTTGCAATTCTTCTGGAAGAGCTTCAAAAAATTCACGAGGTGTATCCTGGCGAACTTTACTTTCTCTATCATTGAAGTTTGCTTCAAGAAGTTCTTCAAAATCTTTTAAAGAATATTCATCAAGAGGCTTATCATCATCAAAAGGTACAATTTGTCCTTTTTCAATAAGCTTCTTAACTAATTCAGCTGTACCACTTTTATCAACTTTAGGACGACCTGTTGCTTTTGGGGCATCATCAACGTCTTCATTTAATAGTGGTTCATCTAAAATATTATCTACTTCTACTTTAGAAATAGGTTTTTCAGCATCATCATCTCCATCATCTGGAGTATCAAGGAACGAGGTGTCAACTTTAGGATCCGAGAACACCGTCGGCTTTTTCTCCTCAGGAAGCATGATATTATCAGCTCCGGGGATTCCTAGTAATTCATCAAGATTCACATCAACTTGTGAAATCTCGGTAGTTTCTTTTTCTGTAGACATATTGTTGGTTTTTTTGTTATGGATGTCCTATCAATAATATAAGCAAATCTATTTAAATAAATTTAATAAGTTTTCTTAAAATATAAATTCGGCCGCACTAGATAGCTAAACACTTATTTCTTCTTATTTTCAGTAGCTTTCTTTTTAATGTCAAACTTGTTTTTATTCTCCATTGCAACAGCTAATTGGTTATCAGATATTTGTTTTTGCACTGCTAACTTCTCACGCTCAAGATCCATTTTAGCTGCATCGTTACGGCTACGGTTACCTTCTTTTTCACGTTGTAATCCCATAGCTTGTTGATACTCTTCTCCTTTTTGAATCTTATCTAGCATATCTGCGTAGTCACTTTGCATATTTTGATTCATATCTTGCATAGAACCATAACCAGCAGCTTTAATTTCAGATTCAATAATTCTAGCTTCACGATCTTTTTGATTCTCGCTAGCTTCAAATTCCATCTTCTGGCGAGTTTCATCTTGCTTAGCTTTAATTGCTTGCTCCTGCATTTGCTGCTCTTGTTGCATTTGCTCTTGTCTTTGTCTCTCCATGCGCTCATCAGACTTCTTAAGAATTTGATCAACCTCGGCAATAGACTCAGCTTTCATGATGTTGCCTAGATCATAGATACTAGCACCTGAAGTATTGTTTTGAATAGCTAATTGTTTAAGTTGTTCTAGAACAGCTCTATGGTTAGCCTTAGTAGTACAGAAGATATTAAGATCTCGCATTAAAAGATCTGTGCCATTCATCTCAAAGTTCTTTGTTTCTTCTGTATTAGTGATATATCTAAGACGCAGTGACGGCTTAGTTGAGTGGTAATATTGTGCTAGGTCCGTGCGCATCTGATGTACGCGAGGCATCAAGTAATCACTATGTTGTACAAATAGCATTTCCGTTTGCGCATAAGATCCCGATACAGCTTGCTCAACGCCGGTTGCGGTATTAGTTTGCCCAATCTGCTGACCCATACGTTGTGGTGTAATACCAATTACTTCAAATGCTTGTTGCTTAAAGTAATTAGCCAACTGAATACGAGTCATTAAACGATTACTCTGCTCAAGGTCAAGCTTTTGATAATGCTGGAAAGCTAATGGGTTTTCCGTATTAGTAATAGAAGTATCCAATGGCAACATCTGGAAGTTCTTCATTGCCACATACGCCTTGGCTAAGTTATTCTTTCCCCAATCTTCTCCTAATGAGTGACGAGGTAAAGCATTTTGGTCTAACAAGATTACTGTACCAAGCTCATCTATAAGTATATCTGCAATCTGGTTATTAACAATGTTATAACCAATCTGATAAGGCTTCATTAAATCTACAAGAGCTACAGATCTTGTATTACGATCTGAGAATACAGAGCCCTCTACAGGTAGCTTACAACCATACATTGAATTATCACCTTTAAATTGGAACTTCATTGGTGAAATAGCATTCTGGTTTACCCCTAAATATATAGGATTAATACCCCCAGGAGACTTAGTTCCCCAGAATGATGGGTGATGCGGACCAATCTTAACTCCACCCCATACCTCATTAATCCAGATCCAATCTACGTGCTCACCAAATACCAAGTTATCCTTAGTCTTATTTTTTACAAGACGTGTATTATAAATAGGTTTATCTACAATCTTATAATCTTCTGTAATAATATCTTGGAATACTGTACCATCATCATAGATCTTAGTCAAGTGTCCTACTTTACGCTGTGACTTCCAATAAGCTGTAGTAACACGTAGTAAGTTAACTTGTCCAAAATCATAAAAGTCTTCTGTATCACTCATGATCCAGTTTACAATATCACCTCCTACTAAAGTATTATCCCACATAGAAGTATATTGACGGTATCCTAAAGAGGGCATTTGTGTATTCCAATCATGACTCTTAGTGCCATCATAATAAGCTCCATCATTTTGATAACCTTGAATTGGATAACCAGCTGAACGCACTGGGTAAATAGCCTCAAGACTTTCTACTTGATCTTGCGTCATTAACCAGCCGTATGCATCAATTGCATCTGCTACAGTCATCATATCAAACTTACCTACCCAGCTAGCATCTGACATGTATCTTACTTCAGGTGACTTATGATAGAATGTTAAAACAGGGTTCCATAACTCAATGTTATAATCATCCTCCATCATCTTAAAGTGCCAAAACTCGCGGTCTGTAATTAACATATCACGGAATCCACGCTCCTCTAACTCATCCATTTTAAAACGCTCAGTATCAACTTGCAATTGATGCTCAGCCCATTGCTCAACCATTGACTTATAAGTCTTGCTAAAATAACTTTGAATTTGTGGAAGAGACTTAATACTTTCAGGATTCATAACCTGCTGATATTCTTCACTATCTGGAGCTTTACCCATCTCAGATAATGTCATCATCATTTGTTGTTCAGCATCTGCAACAATTGCTTTTTCTAGCTCAGCACGCTTAAGCTCTAACATCTCATTGTAAGAGTTATCATCTACACCTCTAAATGTAACACGAGTATTACGTTTAGCAAACTCCGCAACAAGTGTATTAATTACATTAGGAATAATAGGATAGAACTTAAGCTCTAATGCGCTTGTATCTTCTTTTGTAAGGGTATCTATAAGATCCGCGTACTCATTATCTTCTTCTACAATATAATCTGTTTTATCTATAATACCTTTTGCAAGCTTATAGTTCTTCATAAAACGACGAGCGTTTCTACGCACTACTCGCAAGCCCTGCCACTCTAGCCAGTCTAGGTTCCAGTTTGACCAATCTTTATCTTTTTTGTCTTTAGATAAAAATTGCAATGGCTGGTTAAGAGTACCCATTTTGTTGTACTCAACCTTAGCCCCAGACTTAATCTGCATTGCATTGTATATTTCCATAACTTATTTTATGTTTTTAAAAGCACTTCTTGGCATTTTCATGCCTTCAAAGGTATGACCCCCATTGCCAATATGACGAAAAGGGCTCTTATTTAATTTACTGAATTTATCGCGGTTATCCAAGTTTTTTGCAAGTCCACTTTCCTCATAACGTTTTTTATAACCTCTGTTTGCCTGCTGCACTTTAGCAAAAGCAATTAATGCTGCAAATGACACAAGCCTATCGACGTTGACACCATCACGGTAAGCTTGCATTTCTTTCATTAACATGACATCTGGAATACGCTCAATGCCATATGTTGTCTTAATCACCTTGCCGTCATCTGTAGTTTCTTGATGCAATTCTTCTCTTATGAATTCAATCGCATAACTTATCATATGACTTTTAAACAATGTTCCTGTATTTCTCCAGCCATATTCTTGAAACACATTAGCATTTGCACCAATATCTTTTAAGAACAATATCTGAGATCTAGGCACAAGATAACGCTGTTTTTTTCTATGAATCATGTGTTGAATAAACAAACTAATGTTATTCTCCACAATAGTCCATGCGTTATACCACTCAACAATCATCTCAAGACGCTCATGAGTTTTAACTATATCATCAAAGCGGCCGCACCAGGCAGCTACTATTTTATCGTGTTCAATAAAGGTCTCAACCTTTTCACCATCATTGCGAGTTACTTCAACCGGAGCTTTATATACATAGATGGAACACAGTGATTCTGAGGTAGTTGTCTTACCTTCGCCCACGGGGTCAATGCTTGCATAGTACATTCCAAACTCAGGATCTTTAACTGGACGCTCATATACCACAAGTACTCCAGTTTTATCATCAGTGTTTTTAGTAATAGGAAATTCTGTAATAGGTAACTTATTAGTATCCTTTACAGCTACCTTACCAGTTTCGTCCCTGTATATATCTAAGAACTCATAAGGATATAGTTTATCTTCTATTCTTCTTACTTGTGCAGTTACTAAGTGAGATGGGAATACAGATACTGTTCTAAAATCAAATGCTTCTTTGATATTTCTAGGGTGCTGGGATAT